ACATTAAGAATAGTGTCTCTGTCTGCAAAATCAATATCTATATCGTGCATCAATGAAAGACCTCTGAATGAAACAGCATTAAGGGAAGATGATTGGTAAGATAGGCAGCATAATCGTCTGCATCCTCTATAGTATCAAATCCTGATAATTTTACATATACACTTTTGTCTGTCTCTGATAGAATAATTTCCATATTTAGACCTTCTTTTAAATTTTCAGTTTGAATATTCATAGATTAGCCTCCTGGACTATACATTTAACTAGATCCAAATCAAATTTTTGAGTCTTAAATTTTTGGACCCAAATTGTAGGATCTATAATATTACTTATAGAAGAAAGCTGATCATCCCTAAAATTGGCTAGCATTTTCTTTCCACTTTGTGAATTAAGCACAAGCCAGGGACTTATTTTTCCATCTTTTATATCGTAACTTGCTCTGTTCGAGCTTACGTAAGAGAAATAATGATTCCAGATACTGTTATTTTCGTTGGCCCATCTCTCCATATGTTTAATCGATCTCTCTAAGGCTGTTTCTACACTTTCATTGTGAATAAGATTTATTATATATTTTTCATATAACTCTTCTTTGCACCAATGATCTAATTTTACTCCGCTTTTTATAACATAATCTATAAATTTGTCTGGATATAAAGGATTTACATTACTAAGAAAACTTCCAAATTTTACAAATGCATTATAATATGAGCTTCGAGCGAAATCATCAAAAGTTTTTATATCTTTATTATTTTGTGTAAGCTGATAGAAACGATTATATGTTTGAAAACCAGCTACCGTCGCACGGTCGTTGCGAGCAAAGTATCGTCGTTTTTTTTCGCACATATGTACTGCAAGCGTTTTTTCTTGACTAAATGTTGCATTACAGTATTGACATTCAAATTTGTTCACAATAAATTTTAACATATCTAAAACATTTTAGTAATTTCAGATTCGTCATAACCTAAATCTCGAGCATAGTCTTTAGCTTCTTGTTTGGTAGTTATTTTAGCTAATAGTTCTATTTCATCGTTTTTCTTATCAGGAAAAACTTCACTTAAAAATTTAGTAATTTTATTTGTAGCAGCATCTTTCTTTTTAAATCCAATCCATTCATGGAAAAAGATCTGTTTTGATTCGTGACTACACATACACAAGAGTTGCCATAAAAGTTTAGGATGTTTTTGTAATTCATTCCAATATTTGTTATAATATTCATTTACGGCTAATACAAAATGCTCCTTAATTTCTCTATTGCTTGTTTTGACACTGCTTATGTATCTATTCAAGATAAAAAATTCATTTTTAATAATTTTCCTTTGATCATCGTCAATATTGGTCCATAAACTTTTGCTATTAAGATCAATAGCTGCCAATTTTTCTTTAAGCTCAAGTTTTTCACTCATAGAGTTTTAGCCCATAACTAAATTTGTATTTGACATACTACATCTTGTAATAATCTTAGTTCTTAAAACATTGGTTATTTTAATCTGTCTTGCTGCAGAAGTTTTATCTTTCACATCGTTTTTTAATATTTTCGACTTTATCATCTTGGTTACTCATTTTGGATCATCTTTTGATAATCTGTATATAAGTATAGCACGTTGCATGGCCTTATGTAAAGCAGGATTGGTCTTTGCGGCTTGTCGAATTTCATTCCATAAAATATGTTCTTCCATATCTTTTTGACCTTGACTTATGTTTTTTGAGTAGCTATTGTTTAGCTGATATTGATATCCAACAATTGTTTTGTTTTGATTGTTAAATTCTCTTGCATAGATGGTCTTTCCGCCATCCGGACTTTCATAAATATAAGGAACGTTGGGTCTTAAATTGCCCATTTTAATTAATTGATTCCATTATACAATCTTTGTAATAGGATATTTTTTCAATATATCCCCATTTTTCCAATATCTTAACAGGGTAAGTTTTGTCTAAATTATATCTAATAGTATGACCTTTTCTCTCCATTAAGATAACAGGTCGGAATGTTTTTATTGTTTTTGCAGCTCCTTCTATAATAAAAGGTTCATAACCTTCACAGTCAATTTTTATAAAATCAACACTTTTTATTTGCAAAGAGTCTAATGGCACAATGAGATTATCTCCGTTTTGATTAGGTAATATATAGGTTCCTAAAGTACCTCTACTTAGATCAAGGCTAACCGATTTATTTTTTTCGCCTAATCCATATGCATAAATTTTTACATTTTTTAAATTAAATTTTTTTTTATTTTCAATTAAACAATTTCTTACAGGTTCAAATATTTCAAACGAATGTACATCTGTAAATAATTGGCTAAGATTATAAGACATTATTCCGTAATTAGCTCCAGCATCTATAGCAACTCTTCTTTGTTTACATAAATTAATTGCACTTAATAAAAGATCTTTTTGATAATCTAATATGGTTATGTCTTCTCTTTTAGTGCGTTTTTTTTCCTTTTTTAATGCTCTATGTAAACTAGTATCGCCAGGAATCATTGCCCAATTTTCTATAATTTTAGGGTTAAGTTTCATTCTTTTTATTTTTTTAAAAATCCAACTGTTTCGCGTTCTATATCATCGTGATCAAATTGAGCCCAATATATTTCATAAGCTATAGTATCCTTTAATGCTTCAAATTGATGATATTCACCGGGTGCAACTTTAGTATATTCGCCGTCTCTTAAAATAGTTTCATCTATAAGATTGTAGTTATTTTTCCATACACGTATTAATAGACTACCGCGTTCAACAAAGAATCCATTCCATTTATGACGATGTAGATGTTTACTACAAATACCACCTTCTCGTATATTAATACGATGAAATTCTAAAACACTATTAGCTTCTACTAATTCTGTTGTTCCCCACACTTTTCCAGCTATCATATTTTTGTCTATAAAATTTTACTTAAATCAATCATTTCACTCTGTCTACTTATGTCTTTTACAAAGAAAGTACAAAGAGGAGAAACTTGTTTGTTTATTGGAACTGCAAGAAGTTGGTTATTTTTCATTTTAGGAAAATACCATTTTACATCATTATAAAAGTTTAGGATTTCAATTTTATGAAATTCTATTCTAAATCCGGTTAAAGGATTAAAACAAAATGCTTCAAACCCTCTATCGTTTAAACTAGTTAATGGTAAGATTTCTATATCACAGGCACTAGTGCTATCTCCTACTGCTATGCACCAGTCAATAGGCATAGTTACTTCATGGGGGCCAATTTTTAGAACCATAGCAGGACTATTAAAACTTTCTAGAAATATTAATGGTATAAAAAAGAAATCTGGATTGGTTGGTTCGCTATTATCTAATACAGCGAATCTTATGTCATCTTCTACCTCGTCAGGCAAATTATTAAGATCAAAAATCTCGTTATCTAAAGTTAAAATTCTCATAAAATCACTTTCATTGGAAAATATTATTAGAGAAATTACTAAGAGTAACTGTAAAATTCATGCATCTACCTTGTTTAATGTGAAAGGATATTTTGCCTCTTTATAATATTTTTTCCTTTCTGTAAGATGTCTTCTTGCAAATTTACAGGTACTAGTAATGTCCCAGATCTGGACAAAGTCTTTATCTTCAGCTCGTCTAATACCTCGTCCAATGCTTTGTATAACGCGGACAAAGCTTTTCCCTGGCTCTAGAAGAACTAGATTAAAAATTCTAGGGATATTAATACCTACAGCGGCTACACCGTAAGTGGCCACAATAATCTTATTATCAGTGATTGCAATTTCATCATATTCTTCCTTACGATCTTTGGTTTTTACTTCGCCTGAAATGAATACACTATCTTTAATTTTCTCTGTTATTAATTTACCAGTATCTATTCTATTAATTAATACTAAAGTATTTCCTGCTTCACTTATAGAATGAATTAAATTTGAAATATAGTCCATTCTTTTTATATCTGTAACCAAATATTTTAATTCTTCAGCATATGTTTTGAATTCCGGAAGATCTATTATTTGTACAATATTTACGTGACAATTACTTAATATTTTTGCTTCTTGTAATTCATGAGCAAAAACTTTATGAATTACAGGGCCAATACTAGCAAATATGGCTTGATTTTCATAATCTTCTTTAGGAATAGTTCCTGTTAGCCCCCATCGTATTGGCGCATTACAAAGATTTTGAGTTAATAAATTTTTTAATACATTGGCTTTAGCCATATGTACTTCGTCTACTATTACTGCTGTAACTCCTTCCAAAAATTCAGCTAATGTTATAATTTCCTCTACTTGCTCTTTACTTTTCTTATCTAATATGTTTAGACTTTGCCAAGTACAAATTGTATGTGTACGACCTAATTCTTTACGATCACCATAATACACACCTACATCTAGTTCACAATTTTTAAAATCTTCTTCTGTTTGTTCAACTAAACTTTTATTTGGTACAATAGTGATAGTTCTTCCGTAATGTTCACAAATTTTACTTAGAGTTGCAGTAGTTATAGTTTTTCCGAAACCAGTGGCAATCTCTTGTAAGCATTGAGGATTTTCTAGAAATTTATTTACTACTTCTACTTGATCAGCTCTAAGAGTTATAGGTTGTCCTTCAAATCTATGTCCTTTTGGCCAGCATTTATCCCCCCAAAAATTTTCTTTAACTTTAGGAAAAACAAAGTTATGTATATTTCTATTATCTACTACTTCCTCCACCTCCACACCATTAGTCTCTAGTACTTCTAATATTTTAGGTAGTTGATGAATATATCCGGTACCACCTAGTCCAAATAAACTAATTGAGCCATCCCATCTTCCTAATTTATAAGCAGGACGATATCTTGCAGTAGGATCTGCATATTTAAATGTATTTGATAATTTACGACGAATTTCTACAGGTAGTCCTTCTAATTTAAGATTAACTTCGTCTTTTATTATAAGTTTACAAGATTTCATAATGATGATCAAATAATATAGGTTGTCGCTCAGTATATAAAATAACTAGATCTACTTGATCACACCATACCGCTCCTTTGTTGTTAAAAAAAGTATTAGTAAAACTAACTACACTTTTTGGATACCAATTTGCAGAAAAAAAGAATTTAGGTAATTTTGCATTATCAATTATGGCAGAGTCGCTAAATTGATCTAGAATTTTATTGAGTTTATTTTCAAAAATATATACATTAAACGTTTTACCAGTATTGTTGTTAAATCTAAAATAAACATTACAATTTTTTTGATAATTTTTTAATGTTTGATGTATTTTTATTAAATTATCACTTGTCACAGATACATTATGTTGATCTAGAACAAATAATACTGGAAAACGTTTTAATTCTAATAAAGAGTTGATGATGTCGTTAAAATTGCGGTTATTATTCATCCATATTTTTGTTTTTTTCCTACTTGCAATACTAGTTGTTAAAGTGTTTATTGGAAAATTAATATCATATTGATATCCATATCTTATTCTTCTATCCATCATTAATAATTGATTATTTTTTGCTTCCTTTCCTAAGTCACGTATAAGGTGCGGCTCAATAAGTGGATCAGTTGGGGGGAAAAAATTATTTGCTGTTTGATTATTTTTAATAACAGAATCTATTTCCTTATAAAAATTAAGTAAATTTTCCGAAATTTCAAAGCTGAAAGGTTTTAAATATTTAATTACTTTGTATATATTAGTTTCAGTAAA